CCGGTCAAGGGGACCGGACGTACTATTGAACCGCATGCTATTACCTTCCACCCGCATAAGCCGAGTAGGATTAAGGTGTGTCTTTAGTTAAGTACACAGCATGGCCGCATTAAACGGCAAAAGCGCGACGGATGGGGCCACTAGGCACCCCACGAACGGAGAGATATATGAGCACCACATACCAAGGGGATTGTTCACCCTCTACCAACATTAAAGTTTGGTATGATTATGTGCGACCGGTTACGAGGAATTCCTCCCGGCGTTGTTTTGTCTCCGTTGACGGAAAGAACCGTTCAACCCGTTATTCAATTGAATATTGCTAGGCTCCCTGGGCACTTCACCAGTCCAGCCTAAGCGCGCTATTCCCCTTCCTCACTCACGCCTGAGTAGAGGGCACCTGAGCGATATAGAGCTCTGCAGATAGTCCAAGGACTATGGTGCTGTCGTACGTCAAAGTCGACCCGACAACTGCATTGAAGTACAGCGTATTGAAGTATGCTGCGGTACCTGACCCAGAGTTCGTATAACCAGTAGGCGTGTTATACGAGGTCACTATAGTACCCCCAGCCCCGGCCAATGGCACGGCGGACTGGGTCACTGACGTTGTGGCTACGGCCCAGTAGGATAACATGTACCTACCTGCGACCGAGAACGTTACCACCTCACCCGTCACAGTAGCAAAGGGCGTACTGCCGGCGACGATGGTTTGTGTACCCAACAGCGATGAGCTCGTTGGAGTAACACCAGTGATATGGAGTGCTGCCAGAGGGCCAGCACCCGCGGGAGGCAACTGGGGAGTATACAATGAGATGTCATACTCCACCCAGAGCTTGCCCCACGCAACAGCAGTTCCATCTACTGTGCAAAGATGAAGGTTTCCGACATCATAGGTCTTGATGTCCTGGTTTGCAGAAAGAGCACCAGTACGGATAAACTTCTTCGGACCCATGGAAAACATCGCGGCCTCGCGCAGGTTGCATTCCAAGTCCTTCCAGGGCGCGTCCTCGACGACGTCTTCATAGGAAGAAGCGATCTGTTCTGAAGCCGGAGCAGCATCAGCAGCATCGTAGTCCGGCACAAGTAGCACGGAACCAGGGACATTAGTCCCCGTACGGGTATAGTAGCAGAATCTTAACTTGTTGAACTTGTAAGATTCCCAGCTCTGCGCTTGTGTCGCCAACCATGGAAAGGTTGCCACAAGGCCAGGGTTCAGTGCCAAAGATTGGGCCACTGTAAACGCTACACTACCGGTCACACTCGCGACGAGCTCGCGGTGGACAATTCGACACGAATCCCGGGAGGCGGAGATACGTGGAGCCTGGGTCTTCAACCCGGCCGAATACGCTGCAGCAGCACCTACAATAGGTTGCTTGCCACCATTTCCCTTCCCCAACATAGGGCGGGGACCACGCAAGACCTTCTTAGGGACCTGACGTGGTTGAGAGGCGGGACCACCCGGACCTCTCGCCTGGTAGGGTACCAGGGCTTTGACTTTCGCGCTAGGGTTACCCCCATTTTGGCGCCTATTCTGATTTGTGTTCATTGTATTGGATCCCGTACGAACTAACGGGACTGTTCATTAATTTGAAACAGAGGCGAGATCGCCTTTCAGTCTGAGCCTAAGCATCAGAATTCTGTCTTCTCCGTGCAGTCTCTCGGCATTCCGAGTCAGCACATTTACTGTCAGTTTGTCCAGGCAACAACTCTTTGTTCTGGCGACTTACCCTCAAGATCGGGGGAGTTACGAATTAAGTACAGTAAGAAAGCTTAAGAGCATCTCTTAGCAACGTAAATCTTTACGCTCGCATCACAGATCGTGATCGGCAACGTTTTGGAGAATTGACAAATTAACCCAATGGTAAGTTTAACGACTTTACCAGGTCCTGCAAATCAGACAGGAGAGTGAGGATCCGCGATCCTCCTTATCAAGCCGCAAAAGCGGCCGACGGCCACCAGTGGTAGCATGTCATCTGAACCTTCAATGGTCCCAGCGTCTTCTTAGTGATCTTTAAACGAGCCGTAGAGAACTCGTCAATGCAAAGCACATTGTCCTGTTGATTAACCAGGAAAGATCGAAGAATGTCTGTATCATCACTCGATGGTTTTGACCAGGGCATTTCGTCCATATCTTTGAGCTTCTCAACTCCCATCCCGGGTAGTGGAAGCAGATAGCTTCGGCGTGCGGATATCTTATCAACGCAGGCGCGGGCGACGAATCTGTCATTCTGAGTGACGCGAACATGATTAAACCCAATAGGTCGGTTTATTCCCATACCACCCATAGCAATGGGAAGGAACATGTTACGCGTCATGAAGAACGTTGTATGACTCTTCATGACTTGGAGCTTAGACTCTTGCTGGATCGCCTCCTTATGAACAAAGAGGAATCGATGTAGAAGGTCTGACTGCCTACCAGGCAGACAACCGTCGAGAACGACGTTAAGATTCGCGAGGAGACCACCCGAATAGGCATGGTGGTCCTCAGCAGAATCGCTCTTCCCTTGAACTTTATGTTGGCCATAGAATAGCCCAACGTTCAAATAGGGAATGACCCAAGGTGTGACTGTGTTTCGGCCTGTGACCGAACCCTTCTGCCATTCCTGCCGCAACTCGTTGCCATTAGAGCCGACGAAGTTCGGGGAGATGGAAGGGTACACATCCTTATCAACGAAAGGGTATGAGGGGGGAGCAATCTTGCAATTCACAGAAGTCGAATTGATATTCAGATACTCATCATGAATATATGCTTTTCCAACACTCATTTTCAATCCAACACGTTCAGAGACGCGAGCATGCTCAGCGTATAGACTCTCGGGACCGGCATAGACCATGTCATCGCCGTTGACCAGAACGTGACGTAGCTTTTGAGCATACGTCCAGGATCTTTGCTCGTTAGACATAACCCGGAGATAAACACCGAGGTTAGCGAGGCACAGGATCGGGAAGGAAAGAATAGAACCCATCAACTGGCCATTACGCATTACTCCCTTGAAGACTTTTTGGGACAAACCACACTCATGCTCAGATCGAGGAGTAGGGTAGTAGAGTTTATGCGGTCCGAGAACGGACATGGCAAGGGCAACTTGTGAAGGCGGTAGCAACTCAATGAGCTTTGCTAAAATCCGACCGGAGTATCTCCAAGAGAGACCATCCGTGGCAGCACTATAATCAATGCTAAACCACTTCCAAGTATCAGCAGCTGACTCCTTAAGATCAAGGATATCGGTGGGGCTGAGCGGGCGACCAATGAGACGGAAACAATCCATATCTCTCATCGCGCCATGAATCATCTTTTGCAACGGTTTCATCGTGTAATAGGGGAGAGCTTCACCCTTAGAGATAACACGAACCTTCATCGGTTCAAGAACCGCTTGAATTGTGCAAGAGAGAGGGTCATTCGTCGTTATAGACTTTGACCGTGAATGGAGAACTGACCAGAGGTGCTCACCCTCAGGACGTCGGTATTCCCACGTGGTATTCGCATACAACCCGCCCCGGGTATGTATCTTGGCGAACCAGTTCATACGACTCAACTCTGTACCATACAGGGAGTCAAATCCAGAGAGCATTCGAAGCTCTCCGTGCTGACCTCCGCCACTCCGCGTTGTTTCGAAACAAGCAGAATTAGAGGCGGAACGATCGAGGAATAGTTCACCATTATCAGTGGACTTCCTATACTCTTCAGTGATCTTATCACGCAGTCCAGAGAGGACTTTATTGAAGGTTTCGTCAGCAAATATCTCGTCGATAAGGGCAGGATCGCCCGGATCATCGCGAGTTAAACTGGTGAAGTGGTCAGAATACGTCTTTTCGACGATTGACTCACTGGCTGGCAGCGCACAGCGCTTAGTTTGTAACCAGCTATACCAGAGGTGATTGTTGCGACGACAGAAGGCTGTCAGTCTTTGTCGCATCCATTCACGAAGAGCGCCTGATGGTTTGAAAACCGAATCAGGCGCCGGAGGAAGTGCGTTTCGAAGATACTTCGAGAGAGGGTAGGCAAGCAGGTATTTCGCCCGCTTTAACCAAACCGTTTCATCAAGAGAGGTATCCAGAAATTTATGTACTTGAACATCTAGTGATCCACGAATTAGAGCTGAGGCTCCGTGATGATCCAAAACTAGGTCAAGTCCACGCACAAGTGCGGATGTACGTTCGGGTAAGGTCACGACCTTCTCACGTACGGGAGAATGATCGTACTGCAACTTCGCAGTGCTGTCATCAGTAGTAAGGCTTTCAGCCATGGGACGTTATCGTACTGATAATGTTTTGATTACCTTTGAACACCTTAGCAGTGTTCGGGC